TTGAGTGTCCAAAACCATCTAAACTTGGATGTTGCTGCTCCTGTGCTTATACGACAAAAAACACCGGAACAGATGCAGATTGGACACATCCAGATCATTATGATAACTTCCAAGGTGGGAGATATTCATCCACCGATGGAGTTAGAACAGGCATAACACAATGTGAGTGTGATTTTTATAATGGTAATTGGCAAGAAGGTGAGTGTAACTTTTCTGAGTTGGGAGATGGGTTATCATATAGACAAAATCTCTGTGAGATATCACCCGAAGAGGGGATTGAGGGAAGAGATGACGCTCGATGGCCGTTTTCTTGTTGTCATTGTACCTATGCAGAGGAACCAGCCGATTTGGTGATTCGAGAATGCACGAGTGTTTGTAACACAAGAGAGTGTCAAGAATTAGCCGATCAGTTTGTTCCATCAGAGGGATCGACATGTTTTTCTGAATATGATTTTGCAAGAATTTGCGATTATGACACACTTTTAAGTCAACTTCCAAAAGAGTGTGGTGAAGTTCCTATTCCAGATGAAGAAGATGATACCGATGGTGCTGGACTTGTTCTTGAATTGAATCAAGGAAGTAGTTTAATACTTGGCGGCGAAACTCAATATATTAAAGCACCGTTCGCAGTTTTAGGAACCGCATCAAATAATGCTCCATATAAGGGAAAATATGGTTATTACTACCCACTATACTTAACACCAGAGGGAGCAGAGGAACACAGTGGTTTTGATATCTATTCATATTATCGAGGAAAAGATAGACCAAGTAGTTTTGGAAGAGGTGATGGAAGAAAATATCACGAGCATGTTTTTGCCGAAAACCCATCAGTAACATTTTACATGCCAGACAACTCGGTAGGTCACGCACAACCAACGTCGAATGGATTTCCTGTTTTTAATCTTCCAGAGGCTGTGGTTGCCCCTCCAAAAAAATCAGCAACTGTGAGTGCTTCTGAAAATTATAGTGTAAGTGCGTGTTGCGTTTTAAATGAAGAAACAAATGTTTTTGAATGCTCCAGAAAAACGAGAGGAGAATGTGAAAAAGTGAATGGATATTTTAGTGAGCCTGGTGATAAAGGAACTGTGAGTTGTGATGAACTTCCGTGTCCAGACGCACCAACAATTTTAAAAGGAAAGCCCGCACCCCCAAAAATAAAAATGAGTGATTTGCCAGAACCCGGCACTCCATTTGCAGGTGGAATCTACTTTGGTGTATTCGGACCTGGATTTAGTATGAGTGCAGCAAAGATTGAAACTGGACGAGCCGGAACATCAGACATCGTTCCTCTCACAGATATTGGTCTTAATACAAAATGGGCACTCATTGTGAATGGAACTGATTTGGGTGATGAATTCAATCAATCAAATCTTAGGTATAAGCACACCACGGCGAGCGAGAGGGTACAAAAAGGCAAAACATCTTTATTTGATGGGTTTTATAACACATACGGAAGTGGTGATACAAAGAAACCACCAGACAGTCATCTCTATAGATCCATTCGATCATATAATAAATTCGGATTTAAAGATTGGTATTTGCCAAGTATTCATGAACTTGGCTTTATAAGTGATCAACAAAGCAATTTTGAACTACTTGTAAAACTCTCAGAAAATGGACTAAAAAGTTTTTCAAATAGATTTGTGGTTTTAAATTCAAACTATCCATATCTTACTTCAAGCAGAAAAGAACAAAAAAATTCTAGAAGAAATAAAACTATTTTTGAACTCCCAGCAGCAAACTTAGTGTATACTATGTTAATGGTCGGTGGAGGTCCGCTTGAAAACTTGACAACAGTAACAGGACTTGATAATCTATTCTCTATCAGACTCGTACGAAGAATTTATATTGAGGAGTAACCTATGTCATGTCCGACGTGTAAGAAAAAACAAGAAGAAGAATTTAGAAAAATTCAAGAGGAAAAAAAAGGAAACGCAGTAACCAGAGGTATTGGTATGATGCAAAGTTATGCCTCCGCTTTGGTTTCTCGTGGACTTGACAACAAAAAAGTTTCTGAGACAACAAAGCAGTTACGAGTAATCAGTTGTTTTGGAAATCAACACTTGGGTGGTGAACTCCCATCATGTCAACATTTAAAAAATAGTGAAACTGTTGGAAAGCATTTTTGTGGTGGGTGTGGTTGCGGAGATCGTCAAGCAACTTGGTTAATCTCTGAAAGTAATTCATATAGCAAATTAGATCACCCAAAATTAAGTTGTCCGCTAACAATGCCAGGTTTTACAAACTACAAAAATTCTACTTCAGATGAAGCAGAATCTCCCATTACACGAAAATATTACATTGAAAATATGGATGCCGATGCGGTGAAAAAAATACCAGTTTCACTACCCCCCAAATTAGAATCATAAAAGTAGGTGAGCCAAGGCTCACCTTTCTTTTTATACATATTTGGGAGGAAAACCATGGCAACAGTAAGTTCAAAAGACGAATTAATTGAGTATTCCCTGAGAAAACTTGGTGCTCCAGTTATTGAAATTAACATTGATCGAGAACAAGCAGAGGACAGAGTTGACGAGGCTTTGCAGTTTTTTCAAGAAAGACACTTTGATGGTGTCGAAAAAGTTTTCTTTTCTCATCAGTTAACTCAAGATGACGTTGATAGACGTTATATTCTTACAAATGAAATTGAGCGTCCCAAAGGATTTCCAGACACGGGTCCGACAGGTAGAGACATTGTATCAGTTGTAAAAGTTTTTCAATTTGGGCCATTAAAAGGTATTCAAAGTATGTTTGATGTCCGATATCAAATGGCTTTGTCTGATTATTTCGGTATCAACACGGGTTTAGGATATCAATCTAATTTAGGTTTGGCATCTTTTGACTCAGCAAAAAGATACATCAACATGATTCAAGATTTCTTTCAACCAGAAAAAGAAGTTCGATTTAGTAAAGTAACAAACAGACTTTTGATTGATGCGGATCTCTCGGATCAAATTAACGCTGGGGATTTTCTCATTATTGAGGCATATGCAGCACTTGACCCTAATGTTTTTACTGAAATTTTTAACGATAGAATATTTAAAAAATATGTGACGGCACTAATCAAGAAACAATGGGGAACGAATCTTTCTAAGTTTGCTGGTGTTCAACTTCCGGGAGGAGTTCAGTTAAATGGTCCTCAAATTTACGCAGAAGCAATTCAGGAAATCCAAGTCATCGAACAAGAGTTCTATTCACAATACGAACTTCCAATTGACTTCATAATGGCATGAAAAGTTCTTATTTTAAGGATAACTCGGGTGAACAAAATCTCGTTGAGGATCTTTCGGTTGAGTCGATTAAGATCAACGGACGAGATATGATTTATATTCCTCGTCAATTACTTGATGAAGATAAATTATTCGGTGAAGATAACTCTGCAAAATTTTCAAAAGGCTACGAGTTTGAAATGTATATTCAGTCAGTAAATGGCTTTGAAGGTGACGGTGATATTCTTTCAAAGTTTGGTATTCAAATTAACGATAGAATGGAATTGATCGTTGCTCGAAAACGATTTGAGCAAGAGGTGACAACATATGAGCCATCAATCACTCGTCCAAGAGAGGGTGATATTATCTATTTTCCATTGAGCAGAACACTTTTTGAAATTAACTTTGTTGAACACGAAAATCCCTTTTATCAAATAGGAAAACTTTACACTTACCTTTTGATCTGTGAGACATTTACCTACGGTCACGAAGATATTGATACTGGGTTCTCGACAGTGGATGATTTTGAGTCTAATGTTCAAGGTGTTCAGGGTGATACAATTATTCCGCTTTCACCCACAGGACAAACCGCAGGTGACAATGACACGATTCAAAACTTCCAAAATGATCTAAGTATTTTTGACTTTACAGATCAAGATCCTTTCAGTGAGGGTGGTTACTAATGTTTAGCACTTTTTATAACGAATCACTAAGAAAATTAGTTATTGGGTTTGGATCACTTTTTAATAACCTCAATGTTCGTTTTTTTGATTCTAATGGAGATGTATCTCAAACCGTTAGAGTTCCTATCTCATACGCACCAAAAGAAAAATTTATTGCAAGGTTAAATGAGGGTGGCTCTATTCTTGAGGATAAAACAAAAGTTAAGGCAATTCTTCCCCGCATAGGATTTGACATAACTGGGATAAACTATGATCCCACACGAACAATAAATAAACTTACAAAAACAAGAAAGACAGATGGACCTTTAACGAGAGAAAGTTTTAATGAGGTTCCATATAATGTTTCTTTCGGGTTATACACTTTTACCTCATCTATTGATGAAAATTTGCAACTCATAGAGCAAATAACACCATTTTTTACACCCGAATTCAATGTCACGATAAAAATGAATGATCTTCATACGAAGGTTGATGTTCCAATTGTGTTGTCAAACATAAACATAGAAGAAAACTATGAGGGTGATTTTTTTAATCGAAGATTTATTGCAACTACTTTTGAATTTTTAGCAAAGTCTTATGTTTACGGACCTATAAAAACACAGGGTATGACAGCAAGTGGAATTATTACAGCAATCACGGGAGACTTTTATCAAAGTCTTGATGATACTTTTGATGATGAAAGTGCTGTTGTTGCTTCGTTCGGAATTACTGGTGAAATTGTTGGTACAACAGGAACCGCTGGGACAGTATATTATCCTGCTCACGGTAGAACAAATTAATTGGAGATGAAATGGATTCCAAAGACAAGATATCAGAAGCACTTGAAACAACCTACAAGGCAGAGGTTAGCGATATAAAAAAAGAAGTCAAGGAAATTCAACTCGGTGCAGACAAAGCAGACGTTGATTTTAACCTCACTCGAAAAAATTTGAAGGAACTTATTGACCGTGGCAGTGAAGCCATCGACGGTATCCTAAAGATTGCTTCTGAAGGAGATCATCCCAGAGCATACGAGGTTGCTGCCACTCTTATCAAAACGGTTTCTGAAGTGAACACTGATCTTATGGACTTACATAAGAAGATGGCAGACATGGACAAGACTGAAGTGAACGTGAACAACACCACAAACAATGCCATTTATGTTGGCTCGACACTCGAACTTCAGGACTTAATTAACAATGATCGAAGTTCCAGAGCAAAAGCCAGACAGGATGTTTTGGATGTGACGGAGAATTTAGATGAGTGATAAACAAAAAGGATATCTTGGTA